ATCGTACGCTTGTTGCAATTGAGGACGAACGGTAAATTCCATTGCCAATAAAAGACCATCTGTCTCAGCTTGTTTTTGTTTTCTATACTCATCAAACTCAGACTTTTCAATCTTTAACTGTCTTGCGTCTTCACTAATTGCGGCTCCTTGACCTAGGATGGCGGCTGCTTTCTTTGCGTCGATTTCAATTTCTTTGCCATTGCGTTTAAATTTAAACTTGGCATTTGGATGTTCTTCAGCGAACTCCAAGAAATCAATTATATCTTCACTAGACGATTCTGCTTGGCTTACCTGTTCAACAGGGGCGTCGGCTTCTTCACTTGCTTCTTCACCTTCATCGGCTTCTGGTTCTGCAACTTCTGGCTCTACTAAATCGGTATTGTTGTCATCTAAGACTTCAACTCCTTTTGGTGCCACAGGAGCTTCCTTGACTGCCGTCTCGGTTGACCCTGCTTCAGTAGATTCGGTATTTCTCATTTGGTTACGCAATGTTAAATCTTTCATTGCGGCCATTTTTTGAGCAATAGCATCCAAACCTGTACTGACATTTTCGACCGGGACCGTCTCAGCATTGAGAGTAGGGCGATCAGTTACAATGTTTTCCATTGTCTTTCCTTTTCAAGTTATGCGTTGGGCTCCGCAGGCATTTCCTGCATTGTTACCACGCGGTTTTTCATATAAACGGCCTTTTTCAAGACCTGTATGAATCCTTCAATACCTGCAAGTTGGTTACTTAATGCAACTCGCAAGTTATTATGTTCTTCTGTGTGCCCTTTAATTTCTCCCAGGGCATCCATTAATTCCAATTGATGCTGTCTAATAAACAATACAAAGTCTCTGTTGGCCATAATGTTTTCGGCTGCTGATCCTGTTGTTTTGACACGGTCTAATTGACTGGGTGTCATCTTTTTTATATCATTAATATTAGCGGCCATCTTGTTACTGAAGGCATCTATTACATCTTGTTCAATCATTTCAATTCCTATTCAATGTAAGTTTATTTATGGTCCGTATGCTTTGGCCTTATGCTCTTGAACCAATGCATATCCTTCTAACTGCTTGCTTGCGGTGTTACCAGCAACATCAGCATTGATTTGATCTGCACGAGCACCATCTAATTTGGCTTTTGCTGTTTTTTCTGCAAGATCAGCTTGTTCTATTGGAGTTGGTTGCTTGTTCTTCATTGCTTCAGTTGCTTGTTTAACCATTTCCATAACTTCTTCTTCAGTTGGCAAGTAAGCATCACAGTCTTTGACACCTAGTACATATAACATATCAGCATAAGGCTTTTTCATTTTCTTAAATGCTGTTGGAGTTAATGCACCACTAGTGACACCAGCTGTAACTTCAGCAGTTAATTGTGTTTGTGCTTGTTTAATAATTTGTAAGCGTTGTAATGAGTTTTCTTCTGATCTCATACCCAATGCCAAATCAATATGGATTGTTTTACGCTCATTGAAGTTCATATCATCAAAATTTGCATAGTCAATAAACTCAGCTTTTTTGTCTGGGTGATATTCTGCGGCCAATTTTTTAACACCATAGTCATCACCATAGGCTACTAGTGTACGCCATATTAACCATAAGGCATCTTTTAATCCTTCGGCACAGTTCTTGACTGTGTTGTCTTGAATAATTTGGTTTGGTGATAATGCTAGGTTTAACTTGGCACCTGAGTTTCCTGGATCCATAACTTCTGGATTGAATACATCTTGTGGGCTGGTCATACCAACCATGGCCATGCTATCCTGTTGCATTCTAGCCATGGTGTTGTCTAAGAATGTGGGATTACCTTGTGGTACTGGCATTTGGTAAATGTCTGTGGCAGGATTAAACTTGCTGTCCAAGATAAAGATAGCGGCGTCGCCATCAGCAATTTCTTCAAAGTCTACACGATCTGGTTTAACACCAGTGCGTGGTGTGCTTTGTAACAGGCCCATTAATAGTTCTGCACGGTAACCCGAAGTCATGTACTCTTGCATAGGTACTACTGATTCAGCAATAGCCATACCATAGAAGTTTTGTGCAAGTGGTTTTGGACACATGTTGGCCACAGGAATAAACTCTACTTCACGGGCACTAATAACATACTGTCCTGAATAGATCAATTCGATAAGTTCCAACTCGCCATCACCATCAATATCATATCTATTCCACACAGTAAGCACAGTAACCTGGCGAGCTTCTGGTTCTTGTGCTGAGTATCCTTGTGCTGGCAATCCATTAATAGGCACAGAGTCACGAGCATGAAGGGCCAGATTGTTGAGCAAGCTACCAGCCTGATAACTGCCCACATTTGAGTATTCTGCATAGACTTTGAATTCCTCTAAATCAATATCGGGATAAAGCTCTGTGGCTTCTTGAATGCTCATTGGTTTGTAAAAGCCACAAAATGGCTGTTCTTGAATATCAATAACTGTTGGATCACACATCCAATAGTGTTGTGCAATAGGACGGAACTTGATGTTTAAGTTATAACCAGTAAGTTTATATTTGGCTTCATAAATTGTGTTACGAGCAATACTATCACCAATCTGATCTTCACTATCACGCAGTTCAACATTGTCTGGACCTTCGGCAGACATTTCATCAAAGTTACCTTCGGCACCAGCGGTAGCCTGTTCTATACGATGATTTAAATCTTCTTCATGCTGTGCACCTGGCAAGTCCTTGGCAAACTGACTTGTTTCTTTCATTACTTGCATCATATCAACTGATTGTTTACGACGACTCTTGCGTAGTGCTGTTAACCCAGCATCTTCAGCTTGTTGTTCAAATGCTTTGAGTTGATCTAATGTGCCTGTAGTAGTAACATAACGCACGAAGCTTTCACGCATGGGACTAATAAGCATTTCGCCATTCTTGTGTAAACAAGCATCCATTACCCAATGTTGTAGTATAGTGTGTGGATCATTATTTTGATTAACCAGCTTATGCACCATGTTGGTTGCTTGCAGAGCTGCCGCATCATCAGCTTCATTGTCTGCAATAAATTCAAAGTTAATTTCGCCATTTTGTGCAATGCCCTTAGTGATAACACTAGTAGCATAGTCAACTACAGGCTTGACAACGGGGTGAATGTAGTCAATACCATTAACTGGATCTGTTGAATTAGTAACAGCGAGATTCAAGTAATGGTAGTCTGAAATACGGTTAATATTGTTTTTAGTTGCTAAGAGTCTTAAATTGGCCGCACATTTTTGATCCAATAAGGATTTCATTTTGACAAAGCGAGCCATCATACCTGAGTGGCCGTTTAAGTTTGATATTACTACATTTTTCAAATCTAACATAAGGGTTATTCCTGATTTATTATACTATTTAGCGTCACATTAGGCCGCCATCGGCACTCCATGACCGTTTCCATACAGGACGATCAATCTCTTTATTTGCATTTGATACCCGTAAGTTATGCTTGGCATCACGAAAGCGTTGTTGCGGGCTACGACTATCCCATGTTTCAGCAAAGCCATTTAAACAACCTAGCAATGCATATCTAGCACTATCAATACAGTCATCAGGATCACTAAAACGACCACGCTCATCTACATAATAGTTTTGACATTCACGCAAGAACTCTACACAGTTTTCATTAACATGAAATGTACCTAGTTCTAACATTTGACGCATTGTGTTAATACCAAATGATTTATGATTGGTAGTGCGTCCTTGTTCATCTGGTGGATTGCGTATAGGTTCTGGATGTACATTAAGTTCATATTGTTCAAACAACTGTCTAATACTTAGCGTATTCATTGTGTAGCGACCAGGTGTGACAGCATCTGCGGGCAACACAATAGGTGTGCCAAATACTTCTGGACGCATTAGATGATTAATATAATTTATCGGATTTGCTTCTTCTGTGCCTTTGACAACTACCTGTGTATGTAACCAAACTTCTTGTTCCGTGGGTGCATAGTACATTAGACTTATAACAGTCTTGTCATTAACCAAGCCAAGGTCAAGTGCAATAATACGATGTATTCCTGTAGTGTTTCTAAAATCATAATCACCAGTGCGATATGTAGGCCATGTTCTAATTTGAAACACAGCACCTTTACCCATAACAGGAACACCATTGCGACGAGCATCACGCTCATGTGGCAAGTAATCTCTTTCAAGTTGTAGTCTTGTTGATTGTAATAAGAATGGTTCGCCCCAGGGATCATATTCAGGAACATCATCCCAACTTACTCTAATGTGATCATAACCTTCTTCATGGTTCCAGAACTTGCTAACTAGGCCATTTAAACCTTTGAGCGGAGTAAACGAACATAGTACTTGTCCTTGTGTGGTTGCAGTACGAGTTACTATTTCACTAAAGAAATCATCAGGTGGTTGTTCATCAAACACAGCCAGGTTAAGTTTAAAACCCTGCATCTGTCGAACTTCTTGTGTGTAGTTGGCAAACAGCAAATAACTCTTACCACCACTGGTATGTCGAACTTCTACACCTAATGCATTAGCACCATCACACCGCATAGTTTCTTGTACAATGCAGGCTTTGGGTATTGCACCTGTGCCTAAGTTTTCTTTTATCTTTACATCCTGTGTGCCAAGTAGTTCTGCTTGTAATACTCTAGCTACCTGTTCCCAACCCTCACCAGCTACCATAGCAGTTATAGGTTTTGTGTATCTACGACCAGGCCACCAGACTGGATATTGTCCAGTCAAGTGCATGGCTGTTTCATAGCATGTACTAACTGTTTTACCAATTCGATTGGCAGCCAAGATGCCGCGACGATCACTAGTGCCAGTTTTGAAGAACTTTATTTGATGATTAAACGGTCTAAAGTATTTGAGTTGATTGT